GATGATATTAAATTAAAAATGAGTATATCGCAAAAAAAATATTGGGAAAATAAACAAAAAAACGTATGAAGACAATTTCTCCCGTTCCAATTTGGGACAATGGACAAGTACTAGAGGCAAAGATTCTAAATGCCTATGCAATTAATGTTACACTAGGAACAAGTGCTACATTCTACTATCAGCTGTTTGCTGAGACTGTAGACCTAGCAGTTGGACAGCAAGTAGCACAAGGAAACTTAAACATGACAGGTGAAGCATACGCTCAGTGGGAAGTGGACTCCTATGCATGGGATTGGGTAGCAGCTCAACTGAACCTAACCATCACAGGTGACTATGTACCACCAGTACCTCCAGATCCTCAACCTATAACTGCTGAATAACATGGCAACTATTAACTCATACGCTAACGATACCACTCCATCTTACACTGATAAGTTGATTGGAACAGATGCACAGGATAGCAACAAGACTAAGAACTTTACTATCGGAAGCATTCTATCAATGCCTCTACCATCTGTACCTGTCTACGCTAACAACACAGCGGCACTAGCAGGTGGTCTTGTGGCAGGCAACGTGTATCGAATCACAGGGACAGGACAACTAGGGGTGGTGTTTTAAACACCTCTCCAACTAAAATTTAATCTAATGGACATAAGAAAAATATCAGTAGGACCAGACTATAAGGGTAGCTCCATGCACTACATCGTAGGGCAGAAGGTGCTTGGTGATAGCCATGAGATTCATCTCATTAAGTTCACCATAGACACAGGAGCCATTAGAATTTATATTATCAACGAGAAGCAGGAGGTAGTTCTCTGGAAGGAGTTTAACTACACTATGCCTGTTGCAATTGAATACAATATAAACTACTAATGCAGTCCCCATTTGATTTTATCGTAAAGCCAATAAATGGTGAGCGATACAATAACACCAAGAATATTGGTGGCATTGAGTTCATTGTCAACACATCAGAGGAGGACCACAAGTTCTCCAACAGATATGCTGAGGTGATTGAGGTGCCTTATGGATACGATGGTCCTGTGCAGCAGGGTGATACACTATTGGTACACCACAATGCATTTAAGTTCTACAATGACATTAGAGGTAGACGTAAGAGTGGTCGGTCATTTTTTAGAGACGATAAGTTCTTCATTGAGCCTGACCAATTCTTCATGTACAAGCGTGACGGCAAGTGGTACACCTATGACCGCTACTGCTTTGTTAAACCTATCCCAGCAATTGAGTCGTACATTAAGAAGCCATTCACTCATGAGCCCCTCATGGGTGAGATGGTGTACCCTAATGCCTATCTCCTATCTCAAGGTATTCGTGCAGGTGATAAGGTCTGCTTCAAGCCAGACAGTGAGTATGAGTTTGATGTAGATGGAGAGAAGCTATATAGGATGTACGATCATCAGATAACTATTAAGCTATGAGAGATCCTAAAGAAATTAAGTTAAAGATAATTGAGGCAGGGCATCAGGCTGTAGAGCAACTAATTAAAGTTGCCAAGGAGGCCATCATTAAGCATGAGGATGACGATGAGTTGTCTGCTGACAGATTAAAGAATGCCGCAGCTACAAAGAAGTTAGCCATCTTTGATGCGTTTGAGATTCTAAATAGGATAGAGGCTGAGCGTGAGGCTCTTGAGATGTTGGACAAGGGAGTGAACAGAACAGAAACCAAACAAGGATTTGCAGAGCGAAGGTCTATATCGAATCGTTAAGGATCACGTCCCACAGAACTCTTTAAATAAAAAGAACAGTGGGAGGACATGGATGTACGGCTACAATGAGCAGTACGACATGGTGGTCATATCTAGGACTGGAGAGATAGGTGATATCATAAATATCTCAGGGCTGAATATTGCCCTGCCTAAGGCACCTAAAGATTGCTACTCAAGAAGCAAGAACATCAGGGATCAGTACTGGGAGAGGCAAGATTTGCCAAAAGAGTTATCAAAGATACAGTCAATCTTTCACTGGAATGAGATGCCTGCTGAGTTTAAGGACAGGTGGGTGGACTACATTGAGTCTGAGTTTAACAGACGTGAGGAGGGCATGTGGTTCATGAACAATGGTGAGCCAACATATATCACAGGGTCTCACTACATGTACTTGCAGTGGTCCAGCATTGACGTTGGATACGCAGACTACCGTGAGGCTAACCGCATATTCTTTATATTCTGGGAGGCATGCAGAGCAGACACTAGGTCATTTGGTATGATATACCTAAAGATTAGACGCTCAGGGTTCTCGTTCATGTCATCATCAGAGTGTGTGAACATAGCCACTCTTGCTCGTGATTCTCGTGTTGGTATCCTATCTAAGACAGGTGCTGATGCTAAGAAGATGTTCACTGACAAGGTGGTCCCAATAAATAGCAGGCTACCATTCTTCTTCAGACCTATTATGGATGGTATGGACAAGCCAAAGACTGAGCTTGCGTACCGTGTACCTGCATCTAAGATTACTAAGAAGAACATGGCCAATTCCTCTGACACTGAGGTGATTGGTCTTGACACCACCATTGACTGGAAGAACACTGAGGAGAACTCTTATGATGGTGAGAAGTTACTATTCTTGGCACATGATGAGAGTGCTAAGTGGACTAAGCCAAATAATATTCTCAACAACTGGCGAGTAACTAAGACTTGTCTCAGGGTGGGTAGCAAGATTATTGGCAAGTGCATGATGGGGTCTACATCGAATGCGTTGAGCAAGGGTGGGGACAACTATAAGAAACTATACGATGACTCAAATGTATTAACTAGAAATGCGAATGGACAAACTAAGAGCGGTCTATACTCATTGTTTATACCGATGGAGTGGAACATGGAGGGATTCATTGATAGGTATGGCATGCCTGTACTTAGAAAGCCTTCTGCTCCTATCCTTGGTGTTGACAACCAGATGATACGTAATGGTGCCATAGACTACTGGGAGGCTGAGGTAGACTCATTAAAGAATGATGCCGATGCACTTAACGAGTTCTATCGCCAGTTCCCTCGTACGGAGAGCCATGCGTTCAGGGATGAGAGCAAGTCATCTATCTTTAACTTGACTAAAATCTATCAGCAGATAGACTACAATGACTCAATGATTGAGGGGCAGATGGTCACACGTGGGTCCTTTCATTGGAAGGATGGTGAGAAGGATGGCAAGGTTATATGGACACCTGACCAGCGTGGCAGGTTCTTAATTAGTTGGGTCCCTCCTACCAACATGCAGAACAATGTGATAACTAGGAACGGAATGAAATATCCTGGCAACGAGCACCTTGGCTCATTTGGCTGTGACCCATATGATATCTCTGCGGTAGTAGGTGGGAGAGGATCTAATGGTGCGTTGCATGGTATGACTAAGTACCACATGGACGATGCTCCTGCGAACCAGTTCTTCTTAGAGTACATTGCTAGACCACAGACTGCTGAGATATTCTTCGAAGATGTGTTGATGGCCTGTGTGTTCTATGGGATGCCAATGCTTGCAGAGAATAACAAGGCACGTATACTGTACCACTTTAAGAACAGGGGCTACAGAGCGTTCTCATTAAACAGACCTGATAGGGTGCTAAACAAGTTAAGCAAGACAGAGCGTGAGTTGGGTGGCATACCTAACTCAAGTGAAGAAGTGAAGCAGGCACACGCCTCTGCTATTGAGTCGTACATTGAGAAGTTTATTGGGTTTGATATGACATCTACCTACCGACCAGCGGATGAGATAGGCACAATGCCGTTCATTAGAACGCTTGAGGACTGGGCTAAATTTGATATTAATGACCGAACAAAGCACGATGCATCAATCAGTTCTGGATTAGCTATAATGGCAAATCAAAAACATGTATATTTACCAGATAAAAAAGAGTCGAAAATTAGTGTTAATTTCGCAAAGTACGCTAACACTGGAAATCAAAGTAAAATTATTAGATGAAAGATGTCGTAGTCAATATATCTTCAACTGCTTTTCCTAGTCAGTTTGTATCTGATGCTGAAAAGGCATCTCCTGAATTTGGACTGCAAGTCGGGTCCGCCATACAATACGAATGGTTCCGAAAAGATGGAAGTCAATGCAGATATTACAATCAGTGGGCTGAGTTTAATCGCTTGCGTTTATACGCACGTGGTGAGCAGTCCATTCAGAAATATAAGAATGAGTTAGCCATTGATGGTGACTTATCTTACCTAAATCTTGACTGGACTCCAGTTCCTATTCTCCCTAAGTTTGTTGACATTGTTGTTAACGGCATGGGAGATAGACTCTTTAAGGTTAAGGCGTACGCACAGGATGCAATGTCTCAGGCTAAGAGAAGTAAGTATCAGGACATGATTGAGAGCCAGATGCTTTCTAAGGACTTGCTTCTAAAGATACAGGGCGAGACTGGCGTTAATCCATTTGTTACTAACCCAGAGGAGTTGCCTCAGACTGATGAGGAACTATCTCTATACATGCAGCTTAAGTACAAGCCTGCGATTGAGATTGCTGAAGAGGAGGCTATTAATACCATCCTTGATGAGAATCACTATCAGGATACACGCAAGCGTATTGACTACGACTTAACAGTACTAGGGATTGGTATTGCTAAGCATGAGTTCTTACCAGGGTCTGGCGTTGAGGTGTCCTATGTTGACCCTGCCAATGTTGTGTACAGTTATACTGAGGACCCATTCTTTAAGGACTGCTTCTATTGGGGAGAGATTAAGACTCTTCCTATGACTGAGTTGCTTAAGATTGACCCGACTCTTACACGTGATCAGTTGGAAGAGATTTCCAAATACTCTCAGAGTTGGTATGACTATTATAATGTAGCAAGGTTCTATGAGAACAGCATGTTCTATCGTGATACCTGCACATTGCTTTACTTCAACTATAAGACCACTAAGAAGATTGTCTACAAGAAGAAGATTCTTGAAGGTGGTGGTACTCGTGTTATAGAGAAGGATGACAAGTTTAATCCTCCTGTAGAGATGATGGAGGAAGGTCGATTCGAGAAGATTGAGAAGACCATTGACGTATGGTATGATGGTGTCATGGTGATGGGTACCAACTTCTTATTGAAGTGGGAACTATCTGAGAACATGGTAAGACCAAAGTCTGCATCTCAGCATGCTATACCTAACTATGTGGCATGTGCACCACGCATGTACAAGGGTGCTATTGAGTCGTTGGTGAGAAGAATGATACCTTTCGCTGACTTGATTCAGTTGACTCACTTAAAGTTACAGCAGGTCATTGCACGTACTGTGCCTGATGGTGTGTTCATTGATGCGGATGGATTGAATGAGGTTGACTTGGGTACAGGTGCAGCATACAACCCTGAGGATGCGTTGAGACTATACTTCCAGACAGGTAGTGTTATTGGGCGTAGTTATACTCAGGATGGTGACTTTAACAATGCACGAGTTCCTATTCAGCAGCTTACATCTAACTCAGGTGCGGCTAAGACTCAGATGTTGATTGCTAACTACAATCACTATCTAGACATGATCCGCTCTGTGACTGGTCTTAATGAGGCTAGAGATGGGTCTACTCCTGATCCTAACGCATTGGTTGGTGTACAGAAACTTGCAGCACTTAATTCAAACACAGCAACTAGACACATCCTTGAGAGTGGTCTATTTATTTATCGTACAATTGCTGAGGCACTTACGTATCGTGTTGCTGACATTCTTCAGTACGCTGACTTCAAGGATGACTTTGCTAATAAGATTGGCAAGTATAACGTCTCTATCTTGAATGACATTAAGGACCTATATATCTACGACTTTGGTATCTTCATTGAGATTTCTCCAGACGAGGAGCAGAAGGCACAACTTGAGCAGAACATTCAGGTTGCTCTAGCCAAGGGTGATATTAATCTTGAGGATGCTATTGACATCAGAGAGATTAAGAACCTTAAACTTGCTAACCAGTTGTTGAAACTCAAGAGAGTGAAGAAGCAGGAGCGTGAGGAGAAGATGGCTATGCAGAAGCAGGAGATGATGGCTCAGCAGCAGTTGCAATCTCAAGAATTTGCAGCGCAGACTGCTATGCAGAACATACAGTTAGAGGCTCAAGCCAAGATGCAATTGAAGCAGGCTGAGGTTGCGTTTGACATTGAGAAGTTGAAGGCAGAGGCTGAGCTTAAGAGAATGTTGATGGCTGAGGAGTTCCAGTATCAGATGCAAATCTCTGGTGTTAAAGAATCGTTGCTCGCAGATAGAGACATGATGAAGGAAGAATCTAAAGCCAAGAGAATTAGTCAGCAGAATACTGAGCAGTCTAAGTTGATTAATCAGAGGAAGAATAACTTGCCGCCAATGAACTTTGAATCCAATGAGGATACGCTTGATGGGTTCGATATGGCTGAGTTTGAACCACGATAAAAAAAAATCTATAAATTTGTAAACATAAAATTTAATTAAATGGAAATCAAAGTAAGATCACTAGATGCAGTTGAGCCAAAGAGCATGCAGGAAGTTGAACAAGAGCTTCTTGAAAAA